CAATATCAATCTAACACAAATGGTTTACTAAGTAGAAATGACAAAGAGACAGTATAACTACGGCTATGAGCAGAAAGCTAAGATAGCTGCTAGGAAAGCTGTTAGAGAAAAAGAAAAAGAAATTGAGAAGCTCAAGAAGAAACTTGAGAATAAGAAATATAAATTAAAAAAGAAAACAGAGGCTATCTCTAAAGTTGATAAAGTAGATAACCCTGTTAAGAATGACAAACAAGGTACTGTTGTTACAGAGTCACAATACAATGAGTTACCTCAAAAAGTCAAGACACTATTAGAAGAAGAAAATAGTAAGATAGTATTTAAACCAAACGAAGGTCCACAAACAGAGTTTCTGTCAGCACCAGAACAAGATGTACTATACGGAGGTTCAGCAGGAGGTGGTAAGTCTTATGCTATGCTTGTTGACCCATTAAGATACATGCACATCAAAGAGCATAGAGCTTTGTTATTAAGAAAGTCTATGCCAGAGTTAAGAGAGCTAATAGATAAATCTAGAGAGTTATATCCTAAAGCTTTTACAGGAGCTAAGTTTAGAGAAGTAGAAAAGATTTGGAGATTTCCTTCAGGTGCGTCATTGGAGTTTGGTTATCTGGATAGAGATGCTGATGTTTATAGATACCAAGGTCAATCCTATACATGGATAGGTATTGATGAGCTAACTCAGTATCCAACAGAATTTCCTCTGCAATATTTGCAATCACGATTGAGAACAACAAACAATGAAATAAAATGCTACATTCGGTGTACTGCAAACCCTGGAGGAGTTGGAGGATATTGGGTTAAGAAAAGGTATCTAGACCCAAGTCCTCCTAACGAATCCTTTACTGGTGAAGATAAAATAACAAGAAGATTTATACCAGCAAGATTAGAAGATAACCCATACCTTGCAGCAGATGGTAAGTATGAACAGATGTTACAATCATTACCTGCTGTACAAAGAAAACAATTACTAGAAGGTAACTGGGATGTTGCTGAAGGTGCAGCCTTTACAGAATTTGATTATGATACACATTGCATTGACCCATTTGAAATACCTAGAACATGGGAAAGAGTAAAAGGAATTGACTATGGTTATGCAGCAGAGTCAGCAGTAGTCTGGGGAGCAGTCGACCCAACAGATGAAACATTAATCATCTATAGAGAATTATATCAAAAAGGTTTAACAGGTGAAGACCTAGCTAAAAAGATTTATGAGTTTGAAAAAGAAGAACGACTATCTATTCAAGGTGTACTAGACTGGGCAGCTTGGGCTAAGACAGGAACAACAGGACCAACTGTTGGAGAAGTATTAGCTAAAGCAGGACATAAACTTAGAAGAGCAGATAAGAATAGAATACAAGGTAAGATTCAAATACATGAAAGATTAAAAACAAATGATAAAGGTAGACCTAAGTTACAAATATTTAAAACTTGTCCTAACCTTATAAGAGAAATTCAATCTATTCCTTTAGACCCTAACAAGCCTGAAGATGTAGATACGAAAGCTTCAGACCATGCTTACGATGCTTTAAGATATTTAATTATGTCTAGACCGAGAGCTAGAAGTGTATGGGATGAGATGACAACAATAAAACGATGGACACCATCAGACCCAACATTTGGATATTAATATGCCACTATATAGATTTAAAGATATTAAGACTGATAAAGAATATAATAAGGTTATGTCTTATGAAGAATTATTAGAATATTTAAATAGTAATAAAGATATACAACAAGTATTTAAAATGAATATATTTAGATACTCAGATAACAATGGAACAAAAGACCAGTTTACAGAATGGGCAAAGGATTCAAGTATAAATGATAATGGAGGTTTTAAAACTTATGGCAAAGCAAGAACGGACTATGACAAGAAAAAGGATGATACGCAAAAAGATAAAGCTGAATAAAAAAGCTAAGACTGAATTAGATAAGTATCCACTAGTAGAAGTGAAGTGGTTGGATATTTGCTCTGATAGTTCTTGGTTATCTATGAAAGATGCTATGTCTATGCCTTTACCTGTATGTAATACCAAAGGACATTTGTTATCTCAGACAAAAGGAATAACTAGAATATTCGGTGATTACTCAGAAGGCACTAAAGGTAACATTGAGGAGATAGGTAATGTTACTATCATTCCTAATAGTGTTATTGTGGACATTAAGAAAATTAGTTGACAAACTAACAATTAATGTGTATTATTAATATATTACACAAATTATAAGGATTTTGAATGGCTACATATGGAGACCAAGAATTAGAGACATCTATGCCTTCATCTGAGGATGAGCAACAAAATGAAAAAGATGTATCAGCTTTAGTTGGAATTATTCAGTCTAAGTTTCAACAATGTGAAACTACTAGAAGAGATGATGAGTTAAGATGGTTACAAGCTTATCATAACTACAGAGGTAGATATTACAAAGATGTTAAATTTAGAGAGAATGAAAAGTCTAGAGTATTTGTAAAAGTTACTAAGACAAAAGTTTTAGCAGCTTACGGACAATTAATTGATGTTCTATTTGGAGCAAACAAATTTCCTTTAACAATTCAAGAAACAAGAGTACCAGAAGGAATTGCTGAGTACGCACATTTAAATCCTTTAAAAGAACAACTAGGCAATGAAAACTTAGAACCTACTCCAGGTATCGAAGGTAACATGGATTATGTTCCTGGTCAACAATCAGGATTAGGTTTTCCATCTGATACAATTGGTTTTCCTGGTGATGGTAGAGAGTTACCAAAGGGTGCAACATTTCAAACTTTAAATGAATTACAATTAGGTGAATTAGAATCTAAATATGAGAATGCTAATTTATCTGAAGGACCTGCACCAACACCTGACATGCCTCAGATTAAACCTGCACAGATTGCTGCAAGACAATTAGAAAAATTAATTCACGACCAGATAGATGAATCAGATGGTAGCATTCAATTAAGGAATGCAATATTTGAATCTTGTTTATTAGGAACAGGAATTATCAAAGGACCTTTTACTTATAATAAAACTTTACATAAGTATACTGACAATGGTAATGGTAGAGAATATACACCAGAGATTGTTAAAGTTCCTAAAATGGAATTTGTTAGCATATGGGATTTTTATCCAGACCCTAATGCTAGAACAATGGATGAAGCAGAATTTATAATTCAAAGACATAGACTTAACAGAAGTCAGTTTTTAGATTTAGCAAACAGACCTTTCTTTAACAGACAAGCTATTTTAGATTGTATTAAGATGGGTGCAAGTTATACTAAGAAAGAATGGGAAACAGATATTGATTTAGAAAAAAGTCACTATGCTGATATTACTCATAACAGATTTGAAGTATTAGAATACTGGGGAACAATCAATGCATTAGCTGCAAGAGAAGAAGGATTAGATATTGATGAAGACATTGATGATGATGCAGAAATCCAAGTTAACATTTGGATGCATAGAGGTAAAATAATTAGAATAGTAGAAAATCCTTTTAAACCTTTTAGAGTTCCTTATCAAGCATTTGTGTATGAAAAGAATCCTTATACATTTTTTGGAATAGGTGTTCCAGAAAATATGGATGATGCTCAACAGATTATGAATGGTCATGCAAGAATGGCTATTGATAACTTAGCATTAGCAGGTAACTTAGTATTTGATGTAGATGAATCAGCTTTATCATCTAATCAAACTATGGAAATACATCCTGGTAAAATATTTAAAAGACAATCAGGTGTACCTGGACAATCTATTTATGGATTGAAGTTTCCAAATACTGCAGTTGAGAATATGCAAATGTTTGACAAGTTTAGACAACTTGCAGATGAATCAACTGGATTACCTTCTTACTCACATGGACAAACTGGTGTTCAATCTATGACAAGAACAGCATCAGGTATGTCAATGTTAATGGGAGCAGCATCATTAAATATTAAAACAGTAATTAAAAATATTGATGACCAATTAATTAAACCTTTAGGTGAAGCAATGTTCCAATGGAATATGCAATTCTATGAAGGTGACTTACCAATCTGAGG